GTTCAAACTCGATCCCGAGCCGTGGTTGGACATCGCCGAATTGAATATGGCGGCCAGGACAAAGCGAACCGGGAAGCGCGTTTTCGTTTGCTCGACCTTTGAGTTGTTTCATCCGATCGCCGCAAAAATAAAAGGGCGTTGCGATGATGGTATTTATCGCCCGGCCCGCGATTTGATTTTTGACGTTATCGAACAGCGCCCGGACCTGACCTTCATCATCCTGACCAAGATGCCGGAGTGGATCGACCGCCCGATGCCTCCGAACGTCTGGCTTGGGGTGAGCATCACGGGAGATTCCGACCGGGTCCGCTTCAGCGACTTGATGGAGCAAAAGGCCAGCGTCCGCTTTGTCTCGATGGAACCGCTTTTATGGTCGCCCCTACCAATTCTCGATCTCTGGCCGGACTGGCTTATTGTTGGTCGCCTCACCGGATACGGGCGAGCCTATGATCCATACTGGGTCCACCTCCAAACGATTGAACGCGAATGTAAAACGAACGGAATTCCCCTGTTTATGAAAAACAACCTCCGCGATATTTGGGGCGGGAAACTGATTCAGGAGTTCCCCCGATGACCATGCGCGGAATCACGCCCGACAACGAGCACGCCCGGATCCGGCGCGACGAAGGGCGCGGCCTGGGGCGGAAGCGCCGGAAGAACGATGATGCCTGACGATCCGACCAAGAGGCGGCTGGCCAGGGCGAAGCGGCGCCTGGTTGATGATCTTCGGGATCAAGGATTCGAGGTAATCGTTTCCGATAACCGTCCCGTCTGTATCGTTGCCTACAATGACGACATCGTGCGGATCATTCGAACGGCGCTGGATGATGTGCGGGCCGAGGACAAAAGGCTGCTATCAAGATGCAAGGATTCCCCGAAGGTCTCGCGCGAGATCCACGTTCAGAAATTCCGGACTGAGCGCTTCGAGACCCACAAAATATAAACCCTGTCAAGGACCAATTCCCCCTCCGAGGTGTCCCTGGGGGACGCCGAGGTGTCCCCAAACCCCCACCGAGCGGCCTTTCGGCCGATCACGTCAAAAACCACCCCTTACACTGTAGGCGTGGCTAATCCTTCCTTTCTCGGGCGGGGAGTCGGCTGCTCATGACCGGCTCCCCGCCCTCTATCTCCATGACAGAGAAGCAAGCCCGCTTTGAATACCTCACCGCTCAGCTCGTCATCCAGTGCTACCTCGAAGACATCCTCATCATCTGCTATCGGCATAGGGCCACACTCGAGCAGGATCTCGAGCATTACAAGGCCGGTCGATCCGAGATCGATCCGCGCGTCACCCCCACCAAACACATGCAGGGCCTGGCGAAGGACTTCGCGATCGCGAAAGGCGCGGCCTACGACTGGGCGGACAGCGGCTCCTACACCCGCATGGGCGAGATTGCCGAACGCCTGGGCCTCCGCTGGGGTGGACGCTGGCAGAAGCTCCGCGATTACGGGCATGTCGAATTCCAGGAGGGGGCGTGAAAAAAATCATCGACCTGATTTTCATGTCCGTCACCCTCGGGATCAATCTGTTCGCCGAGATCCAGAAAGCCCAGGACGCAAAGGAACGCGATGAAATCATTGAAGCGGCTCGCGCCCATGATCGGGATCGCCTGCTGGCTCTGCTTCACAAGTAGCGCCTGCCACAGATCCCCGATCGTGATTGTCCCGGCCCAGGTCGATATCTACGGATTCATTGACCTCGGCGTCATCACCTGGTCCGCGCCCTGGTCGATCACGAATCTTCCGGCCCACGGAACGATCGTCTCCGAAGGTTTTCTTCTCGAATACCGCCGGCTATTCAAGGCAGCCCAGAAGGGGAAATGAGATGCAGGAATTATCCGCTGCGATCAAGGCCCTCAACGACGCCTCCGCGACCTTCAAGTCTCTCGGGTGGATGGGCGTCGCCATCCTCGTGGCCGTCCTCGCCTTCCTCCTCCTTAAGCCCCTGCTCGCCCGCTCACGCAAGGCAACGCAGGAATTCAATCTCAGCCTCGCCCCGCCGGCGCCCGTGCAACCGTCTGGCGGGAACGGGAGCGGGAAGGTCTGCCCGTTCCACTCAGGGATCGAGAAGCAACTCGAAGGGATCGAGAAGTATCAGGAGCAGAATTCGCGCCAGCATGGCCAGCTTTATGACGGGCTCAAGCAGGTCGCCGTCAACGTCGCCAGCCTGACAGAGGCCATAAAGAAATAACCGTGATCATCAAACGCGTCCCGATATCCTCCGTGGTCCCCTGGGACAAGAATCCCCGCGGGGTCAAGGAGCGGGACCTCGAGCGCCTCAAGCACCAGTTGCTGCGTCTCGGCGTCTACAAGCCCCTCGTTTGCTGCCTCGAGAAGGGGAAGTACACCGTACTCGGCGGAAACATGCGGATCCGGGCACTTAAGGAGATCGGCGTTAAGGAAATCGAGATCTCCATCGTCAACGCCAAGACCGAGAAAGAGAAGATCGAGTACGCCCTCTCCGATAATGACCGCGTCGGGTACTACGAGGAGGATGTCCTGGCCGCACTCCTGCAGCCCCACCTGGCCAAGCTCGAGCTCGACGACTTCCGCGTCGATATCGGCCATGCAGTGGACCTTAAATCGATCCTCGAGGATTATTGCCCCGACTTCGACGAGAGCGCGAACACCCTTCCCGAAATCGACGATTCCCCGGCCTATACCAAACGCGGCGAGATATTCCAACTGGGCCGGCATCGGCTCATGTGCGGTGACAGTGGGAACGCTGGGGACCTGGACCAGCTCCTGGTCGGCTCTCGAATCCAGCTCGTCAATACCGACCCGCCTTACAACGTGAAGCTCGAGCCCCGATCGAAGAACGCCATTCTCATGGCCCGGGCGAAAGGGAAGATGTCCCATCACCAAGCTTTCGACGCGGCGCGTCACCGACAGAAGAAAGCCGCGAAGGTGACCGTCCGGGCAAAGGATCGACCACTAGAGAACGACTTCGTCTCGGAGTCCGAATTCAATGCCCTACTGCGCGCCTGGTTCGGTAGCATTGCCCGCGTCCTCGATCCCGGCCGAGCCTTCTATATCTGGGGCGGTTACGCGAACTGCGCCAATTATCCTTCTGCCCTGAAAGAGACCGGCCTCTTCTTCAGCCAGGCCATCATCTGGGTCAAAGAACATCCCGTTCTCACTCGCAAGGACTTCATGGGAAATCACGAGTGGTGCTTCTATGGATGGCGGGAGAAGGCGGCACACAAGTTCTTCGGGCCGGCCAACGCGAAAGACGTCTGGATCGTCAAAAAGGTCAATCCGCAAAGCATGGTGCATCTGACGGAGAAGCCTGTCGAACTCGCAGAACGTGCTATCGAGTATTCCTCTGTCCGCAAGGATAACGTCCTAGATCTTTTCGGAGGCTCCGGATCCACCCTGATCGCAGCCGAGAAGTCTGGCCGGAACGCCTTTCTCATGGAAATCGATCCGAAGTACTGCGACGTCATCATCCAGCGGTTCGCGAAGTTTACGGGGATATCCGAGGCCGCGATCCGGAAGGCGAAACGATGAAAGTCAAAGTCGCTCGCCTCACTCGACCCGTCAAGATCGACGACGTCAACCTCGAACAGGTCGAGATCATCGCCAGCCTGGGCATGACCGACGAAGAAATCGCGGTCATCCTCGGAATTTCCCCGAGAACGCTCAATTACTGGAAGAAAAGGGGGCCCGAATTTTTGCAGTCCCTAAAAAGGGGCAAGCTCAAGGCTGACTTCCAGATCGCCAAGAGCCTTTACGAGAAGGCCAAGGCCGGCGATACCACGGCCATGATCTTCTGGCTCAAGAACCGGCAGCCGGAACGCTGGCGAGATCGACAGCAGCATGACGTCTCCGCGGAAGTGAAGGGCGAGATCAAGATCACGGTTATCTCGGCCGTCCCGCGGCCTCCCAAGGTACCTAAGAAATGACCCAGACTCAAACGATCGACCTTTCGACGCGGTACGATCCGCGCCGGAATTCCAAGCAGGTCGAGTTCCATTCCGCGCCCGAAACGAACAAGCTTTACGGTGGCGCCCTGGGCGGGGGCAAGACCGCGGCGCTCATCAACGAATCGATCCAGCTGCTACTCGATTACCCGGGCAACTTCGGGCTTCTCATGCGGAAGACCTGGCCATCCTTCCGCGACACCGACCTACCGCAACTCGAGAAGTTCATGGATCGAGGCCTCGTCGCGGACTGGAACCACAGCAACAAGACGATCATCCTCATCAACGGCTCGAAGCTCCGCTATGGAGGGATCGGCCCGGGCGCCGACGACTGGACGTCCTTCATGGGCGGGGAGTACGGCTTCATCGCCCTCGACCAGGCCGAGGAGTTTTCCGAGACCGAGTTCCGGATGCTCTCAACGCGCCTCCGGCTCAACCTCCCCGGGATCCGCTACTACATCCTCCTGACCTGCAACCCGGATCCCGGCTGGCTCAAAGAGCGGTTCATCGAAAAAAACCTCCCCGATCATCGGTTCATCCCTGCCCTCCCGACCGACAACCTGGCCAACCTTCCTCCCGACTACATCGAGAAGCTCAAGCAGATCCTGGACGAGAACCAGATCAAGGCATTGCTGCACGGCGACTGGGAGGCCGTGGGCACTCCGGACGGCGTTTATTCCTACGCCAAGATCAAGGCCGCAATGACCCGGAAAGCGGAACGCAGCCTGCCCGTCGAGATCGGCTCGGATGTCGCCCGCAGCGGGGATGACGAGACCACGATCTATCTCCGCGAGGGACTCGTTGTGATCCCCTGGGCCCTATACCGCGGGCACGACCTCATGCAAACAACCGGGGAGATCTGGCGATGCGTTTCCGAGCGAGTCATCCCGACCTGGGGGCTGAAGCTCGCGAAGATCAAAATCAAGGTCGATGCGGACGGCCTCGGCGCCGGCGTCGTCGATCGACTCCGCGAACAGATCAGAGACAAGACGGAGGCTTACACTCGCTTCATCCTCGAGCATGCCGATCCCCAGGAGGCTGAAGAAGCGAAGAAGGCCGAGTACCGATTCCGGATCGAAGTCATCGAGATCCACGGCGCCGGGAGATCATCCGAGCCCATAAAGTTCAAGAATCGCCGGGCCGAGATCCACTGGTCTCTCCGGGAAGTGCTCGACGATGTTGCCCTCCCGGATGATCGGGAGCTCGTAAGCCAGCTGGTCTCGATCAAATACAAGATCAACTCCGCCGGACAGATCGAGATCGTATCGAAGGACGATATCAAGGAGAAGCTCGGCCGCAGCCCGGATCGGGCCGAGGGGGTGCTCTACACGCTGGCCGACATCAAGCCCATCGGTCCCGTGCCGAACATTCGGAGCCTACGCTGATGCGATTCTTCCGGCCGAAGAT